AGGAATCTGATATAATGAAGACTTGTCCTCATGATCACCAGGAAGGAAACCAATCTCTCTGGTTGCTACCAAAGATCTAACGATATAAATTTTATCATAAGAAGTCTTTGGGTCTAACACATCTTTCAATGCATTATATAATGTTATAAAAGTTTTACCTGTACCTGCTGCACCATAAGCAACAAGGTTCTGATCATTTTTATAATGACGAAAAAGTTCTTCTTGGTTTGGAGTTAGAGGATTAATTGTCCTCATCAAGTCCGTATTAATTGGTTTTTTTCTTTTCATTTGCTTGTTACTCATTCCATATGGAACAACTGACTTTTGAGTCTTTGATTTAGCTGGCATTAGAAACTATAATCTCTGTTTTTACGGACGGTGGCACCTGGTTGTTTGGATGCTCTATCAAGAACTTCATTCCAACCACTGGAGTTTGCCTCTCCACCCCACCTAAACATCTCTTGAGCACTGGCACATCCTTCTGACCAATCTTTATCCCATTCAGGATTATCTTTTCTCCACTGATCATATGCTTTCATCGTCATAGAGAGTTCTTTCTTCTCTTTAGTTTTTAAATTAATCACTGGGTATGTTGGCATATCAATATAAAGTTATGTGAAAGTATTTAGACCCATTCAAGGGCTTCAGCAACAGTAGGGAACTGTTCAATAAAAATGGAACGTGTTTCCTCTGCAACATCCATATGTTCTTTCTGTGTTCCATGTGCAGAACGTAGGTCAATGTAATGTACCCATGATCTTACAGAACCAGTCATGTATAAACGTGTTGGTGTAGCAAGGGGAAGTACAAACCTTGCACACTCTTTTGCTATACCTGCCTCAAGCATTTCTTTATATAATTTCATTCCATCAACAAAGTGTCTTTGCATTTTAATTTCAAAGTCTTGTTGCATCAATGGATCTATATCATCAATACTATTCTGTCTATTCTTTGTATCCTGACGACGTAATTGGGGTAATGGAATACTATCTCCTAACAAACTACTATCAGCATACCTCTGTGAAAACTCTTGGTATGTAAACGATCTATGTCTTAATATCTGTGCAGCAAGTCCTCTGGTAGTATTGATCTCAACGGTCATGAATGCTTGCTCAAAGACGCTCCAATGCCCATGTTTAATACAATACTTAAGAAGACCAGCAAACTTATCACTGTCTTGATTATTGGGGTTGCTGACACGAGCAACATATGCCATATGCTTTTCAGCATCTGGTGTAGCACTTACTAATTTAACGGTCATAATACTCTCTCAATGCCTCTAACATAATTTCTTTTAACTCTGCTCTTTCTTTAGTATTAAAGATAGGTAATGGAGTGGGATTGAATGGTGGATAGATGGGATTGCCATCAGCATCTTTAGGAAATATATTATCCTTACATCCCTTTGTTGCAGGTCCACTTAATCCTTGGGTATCAATCTTACTCATGATTAATTAGTAGTTTCATCAAAAACTTCATCATAATCATTAGATTTTGAAATAGATTGTTCGTAGTTTTCATACTTGTAAGATTCAGGATCAGAATAAACTTCCGATTCTAACTCCTCAACAATCTCTTTAAGAGCCATGACTAAAACTTTTAGTTTTGCTTTGTTCATATGAGATTTCTTTTCATCTAATTATAATACAAAAAAAGAGGGGTGTAAACCCCTCCTAATTTAAGTTAAGCAGCAGTAAGTTCTTTTTCAAACTTAACACCACGATAGGTTTCTTGAACCTTCTGTGACTTTACTTGCTTACGCTCGTTGGTGTCGTACTGGACACCACGATAAGTGACTTGTGCCATTGGGTTTCTCCAAAGTAGTAGGGATTTTTAGCCCCGTTCCTTCAGTCAACTTGTGCGTCCTCAAAGCATCCCTGCTCTGTACTCTCTTTCACTTGCTGAACTAATTCAGCACGGTTCTCTATAGAAGGTGCCATTCGAGAAATAATATCCTCGGCACTTTCACATGTTAAAAGAGTAGCGATTAGAAATTCCATAAGGATGAACGATTCCGTTCCGAGTCGGCTTACTTGCGTCCTGAATGTATCAGGATGAACGATTGTGTTAATATTAACACATGTATATTATATAGTCAAGTAGTTCTGTAAAACGTGATACAAAACTACTTAAAGTACTTCTGTATGACCTCTATCTGGTCATGGTAACGTGCAATTTTATCCAACTCAACCCCGATTGCTTCAGTGATATCAGAATGTTCTCCAATACCTGCAGGGTTTGTCAAATAAACTTCAACGTTTGCTCTATGTTTAGCAATTTCACCACTAGCATGTGCGGTTAATGCTTTAATTAACGAATCTCTCATGGATACCTCTTGCATGATTGTTGTGCTCACGTAATTTATTATACCATATCATGTCTTTTAATGTCACATCTCTATTTAACTTAATTTTACATGCAATCTCCACAAATTTTAATCTATGATCTTTACTCAACATTTAATTCATTCCCATGCCTATCAACTAGACCAAGTTTTTTTATCTGGGCAAAGTTAGACTTCTGACCTTTCTTAATTTTCTTATACTCTTTAAGTAATCTATCAACTTCATTCTGCGATACTTTTACATTCAATTCAGTGCCTTCATCTTGAGGAACCTCTCCACCAAAACCCTTCACATCTTTCTTACTTTCTTTTTCCTCAAGATAATCATTGATTCCATTCTGAATCTCACCTTCTATGATGTCATTAATCTGTGCTCTGATCTGCTCATCATTCATGCTCGTTTCCTCTTTCTTGTTGCCTTCTTATCTGGTTGCTTATATCCCCACAAGTTTGGTTTGATTGTACCTTTCCCATGATCAAATCTCTTTACAACATTTGGACCATAACGATCATAATACATATCAAACAAGTCTGCTCTCTTTGAGCAACGAGTTAAATCAAGATGCTCTTCACCATCTATGCTATACCAAACAAGATGTGCGTCTGTTGGAAAATTTGTATCCTGTGCTTTGACAAGAGTAGTTTTTTCTAACAGAATTTCACAAGAATAATCAGATGGTTTAAATTTTTCTTCCTGCTTCTCCTCTTCTGCCACTTTCTTATCTGTTGTTGGTGGTGCTTTTCCTACTGGTGCAGTCATGACCTACCACCCCATTGAATGTCTGGATATGCCTCCTTCACAACATCATATGTTAACTTATAAACGTCAGTCAATCTTTTATCCTTAACCAAACAAATAATCTCTGCTTCTTTTGGATGCAATCCTTCAAGCATTTGAATAAACATAGTCTCTCTACGAAGAGAACTTAATGTGCTATTACCACCTTTAACAAAATGGAAAAGTTGTCTCCACTCTCTACGTAAAGATGTATGATCAGTCCCTACAGGAACTTCATTCTCTTTATAAGGAACCTGACCTGCAGGGATTGCAGACTCAACTGTGTCATCAAAATTCCATATAAGAACAGCAGTTATAGAGTCATCTCTATACTCTTGAAGTATTTCTACTTTCTTTGCCTTTGATCTTTGTTTACATGCAAGTTCAAAAACTTCATGTATGAAAGGATTTGGTGGTAACTTTACCTTTTTAGTCGTCGTCTTCGTCTTCGTCGGTGTCATAATTGTTTTCAATTCGTAGAGCTAAAATTTCATCAGGAACTAACTGTCCGTTTGCATCAAACATTTCTGGATGAGTATACACTACTTGGGGTGTCGTTTCATATGAATGCTGTCTTGCCATCCATCCTATCATACCTCCTACCAATAATGCAAGTAATGAAACTACTGTGGTAAGGGTTAGGGTTACTATGGTCATGTCCATAATGCTTCTCCAGAGTGTTAAGTTTTTCTAATATCAAGATAAAAATTAAAGTGAAAAATAATTTCCCTGTTCCAGAGTGCAATCAGTTTTCCAAATTTTACTTGAAATGTTTTAGATGGTTCGGGTTTTTTCCTCCTATTTCGTAGTAGTAATTCTACACCCCGATTGATTTCGGTTGGTGTATTTTTATTTAGAGACTTTTTTTCGTCTTCCTGGTTTTCGGTCACGACTATACCTCCATGCATCTTCTAGTATACCATACAAATAATCTCTGATCTTACGTGCTTTAGGTTTAGGTATGTGACCATATGCCTCACGTAACATTTTATGATTGTTATCAGCACCTCCTTTAATATATTGTTCAAGTTCTAATACTTGATCTGATATTTCATGTGCAGTAGAACTCTCAATAAAGGCATCTACTTCATACTTTTTTGTCTTACGATACTTAA